CTAGCAGTGCTGATTCGATTAGAATTTTAGGTGCTTAGATCGGCGGAAGAGAATCTCATCCCCTCCGCCATTCCTTCCCACGAGTACCGACAGTGGGGTTTTGCGGGTGCCGAGAAGCCCGCAAACACGGCGCTTCTCGCGCCTTGCGCACTGGTTCCCACGTTCTCTGAAGCGCTGTTTCCGCCCGGATTTGCTGGCAAAAGCCTGCGTTTCTCTGTCCCCGATTGTCGCGTGGGGTCTTGCCGGATTTAGGGCTCGCGCCGGATGCAAACCTGCCTCCGTGCGCCCCTGGCAGTTGGGAATCTATCGCTGCAGGCTGGCGAATAGTTGGCGCTGCCCGGCCCAGTCGAGTGGCAGTTTTCCGTCACAGATATGGCCAATCTGGAGCCGAGCCGGCTGCTGGCCGTCGAGGATCTGCTCCATGAGATCAGGTGCCAAAAACCCTAGTGGCAGAATCTTCCGGACGTAGGACTCAGCCAAACCAAACTCAGCCATCAGGTCCGGGACCGAACTCGCCTCACCGCTCTCGAGCTTCATCCGCATCGCGTATCCCCTGACCAGAGCGCGGATCAGGGTCTTGTCGATTCTTGGACTGGTCGGCTGTTTTGCCGGGTCTCGGCTGGTAACGATCAACTCCGCGCGGGTCCGATCCATGCGGATTGGTATCTCGATCGGCGACTTGCCATTGCCTAGCTTCAGCTCGACCACGACACGATCGAGATAAATGGATGCCCGTTCAATCCGACCGTATGCCACCGCCTGGGCGGCCTCATCGAGAAGCTCGACTGCCTGCCCAGCGACGGCCGACAAGAGCAGCGGCTCTATGATATGCGCTGGAACAAACCTCACCTCACCGGCAAGCTCCCGGCGTCCATCGACTACCGCGCGGCTCATATAGTACCGGTATCGCCGCGCGTCTTTCTTGAACGACGCGCGGGCGACCATCTCATATCCGGCGTTGTCGAACAGTTTGCCGCGTAGCGGTGCTGGATACTTAGTATGGCGCTGCCCTTTGGTCTGGGCGGCGTTTTTCAGGAGAAGCGCCTGTGCTTTTTCCCAGAGATCCGTCGGCACGATCGCATCGTGAAGGCCGTCGTAGATTTCTTCTTTGTGCGGAATCTTCCCGAGGTAAATCTGGTTGCGCAACAAGCTGTAGAGGGCGCCGCGTCCCATGAATTGACCGCCTCGGACACGCTCAGCACCCGCAACGGTCTTCTTGCTGGTTATTCCAGCAGCCTTCAGGGCATCGACCAGCTTTGGCACGGTTCCGAGTTCCAGATACGTCCGATAGATCCGGCGGACGGTCTCGGCCTCAAGACCATTGACGATCAGCTTGCGGTCTTTGACGTCGTAGCCGAGCGGCACAGGACCGCCCATCCACATGCCCTTTTTCTTCGACGCGGCGAACTTGTCGCGGATGCGCTCGCCGGTGACCTCACGCTCGAACTGGGCAAATGACAGAAGGACGTTCAGGGTCAGCCGCCCCATCGAGGTCGTCGTATTGAACTGTTGCGTGACCGAGACGAACGAGACCCCTTGCTTATCGAGCGCCTCCACGATCTTGGCGAAGTCGGCAAGGGAGCGAGTTAGACGATCGACCTTGTAAACGACGATCGTGTCGATCTTCTTTGCCTCGATGTCCGCCATGAGGCGTCTCAGCGCTGGGCGCTCCATTGAACCACCCGAGTATCCGCCGTCATCATACGCGGTCGGGATCAGGATCCAGCCTTCGTGGGCTTGGCTACGGATATAGGCTTCGCAGGCTTCGCGCTGTGCGTGGAGCGAGTTGAAGCTCTGCTCAAGGCCCTCTTCGGAGGATTTCCGGGTGTAGATCGCACAGCGGGCGGCCTTGGCGCTCATGCGCTTGCCGTGCGCTTGAGCTTGAAGAAGGCGGGACCCGACCACGCGGTGCCCGTGATCTCACGGGCGATGACGCTCAGGCTGGCATGCTTTCGGCCGTTCCAAACGAAACCGTCGGCCATGACATGAACGCGATAGGCCACCCCCTTCCAGGCCCTGACCAGTTCGATGCCCGGTCGTAAGCCGAGATTGGCGGACGGCTCGTGGTCAGGGTCCTGGGCGAACTTCGCCGCCAGCGTCACGAGGCGCCGGCGAACCCGACCATCGCGATCTCCGTTATTCGCATCCTGCAAGCGGGCGGCGAGCAACAGGCGCAACAGATGCGGCCTCGACTTACAGAGAGGAGGATCGCCAAAACTCTGCTCCCAGAGCTTCACCATTTCAGGGGCGGCCATGGAATTCAGTTGGTCGATCGGGAAGGCTTTGTCGACCGATGGCTGAGACCTTGCCGCACTTGCTTGTGTCGCCACTAGCGGGCCACCACAATCCGGTAAACGAGTGCGCCGTCGGCGTTTTCGGTTCCGACGACATTGATCCCCAGCCGCTTGCGAATCGTGGCTGACAGGACGCCGTGCACCGTATGCCGCTGCCACGCAAGGGCGCGGGAGATCTGTTCAATCGTGGCGCCCTCCTTGCGCCGGAGCAGCGCGATCAGTTTCTCCTGCTTGGTGCCCTTACGCGGGGACAGAGCTTGTTGCTGTGCAACACGTAGTTTGCGGGTCGGTGTCTTGGACATTCGCACTCCTTTGGGTTCCAGCGGCGGCTGCCACCTTGGGAGGCCAATGACGCTTCGTTTGCCGGGGAAAGCCAGTCGAATGATCAGGCAACTTCTCATCGACCAGCCTGATCTCTCGCTGTTTTACGTTCGTCTCCAGCAGCTCATTTTCTTGCAAATGCACTCGATAGAAAAGTCTAGGCCCGAACAAACCCCTGTCGCCGTCGGGTCCCCGTGGGCCGCTGCCGCGGCGGGGGTTCCGTCAGCGCCAACTGCCCGCGCTTACGCGTTAGATACCGCAGCGCTTGCGACGTGCTATCGACTTGATCGTCATGGCGACCGCTTGGGAAGGCGAGAAGCTCTGCCAGATAGGTGTCGAGCCAAGCGGCTGCGCGGGGCAGCAATACGTCGCCGGCCTCGAACCTCGCGGACTGCGCTTCAAGACGTGCCCTTTTGTCAAAGCGGGGCAGATCGAGGATCGGCCGCAGGTCGCGCGTACTGCGCAAGTCCTGAGCAAGCGCACGTCCGGTGTCCGTCTCTTCGACCAAGGTCACAGCGTCCGGATTGCGCTCTTGCATGGCGAGCACTTCCCGGCGAAGGGCAGAGAACTCGAACTGCCCGCGAATAACGTTCAGCAGGTAGTAGCTGTTGCCGGCCAGCCCCCAGAGCGTCCCCACTGAGTAGTCGCTGCTGTCGCCGGTGGTCGAGGCGGTGTCCCAGCTTGCAACCACGAGATCGAACTCTTCGGGTTCCTCGTCGTAGTAGCGGATCCAATTACGCTTGATTATGTTTCCATCCAGCGGAACAGGCGCCTGCTGATACTGCGCGCGGAACCCGCGGCTTCCCATCGTGCGCCGAACCTGGTCGAGTATCTCTCGGCCCTCTCGCGCCGGGTGGAGCAATTCGTCAGCCGCCCGGTGATATTGGTCGCCCGGGTGAGCGCTCAGCGCGTAGGTTTCGGGCTGCGGCGCGATTGCGGCGATCTGGAGCTTCTCCCAATCGTCGATCGCCTCGACATGAGCGACGAGATCGTCCTCGTGCAGGCGCTGCATGACCAGAATGATCGCCCCGATCTCCTTATCATTTAGGCGCGTATAGAGCGTCTGGTCGTAGAACGTCTTGACCTTGGCCCGCTCGGCTACGGAAAGGGCCGCCAAAGGCTGGATTGGGTCATCGATGACGATCAAATCCGCGCCTCGACCGAGGACAGCGCCTTCGATCGAGGTCGCCAGACGGAAACCGCCTCTGGTCGTCTTCAATTCGGTGATCCGGTGCCCTCGTCTCGCGACCTGCAGGGAAGGAAATAGCCGCTGATACCAAGGACTTTCGACGATCCGCAGAAATGAGTTCGCGTGTTCTCGCGCGAGATCCTTGCTGTGGCTCACGCAGATGATTTTCTTTGTCGGATCGTGCCCAAGACTCCAAGCCGTGAACGCGATGGTTACCGTCAGCGACTTAAGGTGCCGTGGCGGGATGTTGACTATAAGGCGGCGCGTTTCGCCCGCATGGATACGAGTGAGTTGATACGCAATGGCATCGACATGCCAGTTGTGCGCATATGGTTTACCCTGCTCGATTTCAGCGAAGCACTTTTCGACGAATGCCGAAAGATCCGTCCGCAGGATCGCATCGAAGATTTCAGGGTTACTCATTGGTACCTCCGTCGCGGTGCTGCTTCGTGAGGATGCGCGCGTTGTAGCGATTGAGAATTTCCTGATCGCTGGGATCGGTGATCGGATCGCTCGAATGATCGGGTTCCGTAGGCTCGAGCGCTTTGTCGAGCAACAAGGCGAGCATTCTAACGTCGCCATTAGCGGCTCTGGCCACCGCGCTCTTGACGAGCGCGCGCAGCTTGGTCACCTCCCTCTTGATGCCCTTCTCCGAAACTTCGACAATTTCGCTCAGTTCATCGAACAGCTCAGTCTTGATGTTCCGCCGACCCTTCGGCCGGCCGGCCGGGTTTCCGGACTGTCCGGCCTTGAACCGCGAGTGTTCTGGCGGTTGGCAAAATCCGATTTTGCTGGTCCGGGAGGACGGCTTCTGACCGCCATCTGTGGGCTTAAGCGCCATATCACGCCTCCGTCGCGTCTGGGCCAACTCGACCAACCTCAAGTTCGTCGAAGGTCAATTGGAGCGACTGGTTCAGCGCCTTCCCGCCCGTCTTGGCCTGCCAGCGCCGGATCGTGACATCGACATAGGCCGGATCGAGCTCGAGCAAGTATCCGTGGCGGCCGGTTCGCTCTGCGGCCATCAGGGTGGTGCCGCTGCCACCAAACGCGTCGAGAACGATACCGCCGCGCTTCGAGCAGTCTTTGATCGCGTCGACGACCAGTGCAACCGGTTTCACGGTAGGATGCATGGCGAGCTCATCCATGCGGGCCGGGTGCAGGGTGTTGGCACCGGCGTAATCCCATACGTTCGTTCGGTATCGCCCCTTCTCGCCAAGGCCAAAGTTGTTGATATGGGCCGCCTTGCCGTTTTTGAAAACGAAGATGAGTTCGTGTTTCGAGCGGTAGAAGGCCCCCATGCCCCCGTTGTCCTTGTTCCAAACGCAGAGGTTCTTGAGTTCGGCATAGGCGGCATTGCCAGCGCTCAGAACCTCCTGAATGTGTCGCCAGTCCATGCACACGTAGTGGATCGAGCCGTCCGTCGAAGCCGCTGCGAGGTTGCCCAGGACCTTGGTCAGAAACTCGGTGAACTCCGCAGGCGACATCTCCCCGGACGCCATTGCAAACTCTCGGTGCTGTACCTTTCCAAGCCCGCTGACGTGTCCGGCAATCGGGACGTTATAGGGTGGGTCGGTGAACACCATCTGCGCCTTCTTGCCGTCCAGCAGAGTTGAATATGACGACGGGTCGCGGGCATCAGCGCATAGGAGCCGGTGGGCACCGAGAAGCCAAAGATCGCCCTTACGGCTAACTGCAGGTCCTCGATGTTCAAAATCTTCAGGCCGCTCGGTAGGTTCCGGCTGCGACCGACCAGCTTCGAGGATCCGGTCAAAGTCGGCGCTCTCAAACCCCGTAATCTCGAGATCAAAATCGAGCTCAAGCGTAGCCAGCTCGCCAAGTTCGATCGCTAGGATTTCGTGGTCCCAGCCGGCGAGTTCAGCAAGTCGATTGTCAGCAATTAGGTAGGCTCGGCGCTCGGCCGCGTTAAGATGGTCCAACCGGATAGTCGGGACCGCTGGCATACCAAGCGACTTGGCGGCCTCGACACGCCCGTGGCCGGCAACGATAGCTCCGTCCGTATCAACCAGAATAGGATTTACAAACCCAAACTGACGGATACTCGCCGCGATCTGGGCAATCTGCTTCTTGGTATGTGTCCGCGCATTGCGATTGGCAGGCGTTAAAGAGGTCGGCGATCGATATTCGATACAGATTGCCGCTCGATCGGCCCATAGGAGCTGGGTGTTCGCCGTCAGCGCCCACAGGACAGTTTGAGTAGTTTGCGTACTGGAGAGTTTTCGGCTCATCGTCA